TAAAGACAAGATAGGAGCTATTGCCGGCATCAAAGAAGGTGCTAACGGCATTGAGATAAAGACGAATGATAAGGTTAAGGCGCTGGAGCTGATAGGAAGGCATCTTGGCATGTTTAAGGACAAGTTGGAGCTGTCAGGAATCCTTGAGACCGAAAAATCAAAACTGGATATCCTGATTGAGCAGATGAGAGGTGGTTAGGTGAGTGACGAAAGCTTGCTTCTCTCTGACAAATACAAAGCATTCATCAGGTGTAATGCGCCCGTAGAGTTTTTGGAGGGGACCACATTTGCCGGCAAGACAACCGTTGGCCTGTATAAATTCATGTTGAAAGTAGCTGAAAGTCCAAAGAAGCTGCATATCTTATCGGCAAAAGATACCGGAAGCGCCGAGAAGAACATCATCAATAAGGACTTGGGTATTATAGATGATTTTGGCATATTGGCAGAGTATAACGGCAATGGTACAAAAGACGAAAAGATTCCGCATATCCTGTTTCATACCGCTAAAGGGGACAAGATAATCTATGTCCTTGGATACGGAGATAAAAAGAAGTGGCAGAAAGCCCTCGGCGGGCAGTATGGCAGCCTGTACATTGACGAGATAAACACCGCCGACATGGATTTTATCAGGGAAGCAGCCATGAGATGCGATCACCTGATAGGGACGCTCAATCCTGATGATCCGAACTTACCCGTGTATAAGGAATTTATTAACTGCTCACGACCGCTGCCAGAATGGGCAGGCGAGACGCCAAAAGAAATAATAGAAGAATTAAAAGAGGAACCAAAGCCTGGCTGGGTGCACTGGTTCTTTTCATTTGAGCATAATCTGGGCATTACAAAGAAAAAGCTGGATCAGATAATGATCAACACCCCTAAGGGCACGAAAATCTGGAAGAATAAGATACAGGGGCTTAGAGGTAAATCAACTGGCCTTATTTTCCCGAACTTTGACCGTAGGCAGCATGTCGTACAGGCAAAATGGGTTAAAGAGCAGATAAAGGCAGGCAAAATAATCATAGATAAATTTACTGCCGGCCTGGATACCTCTTATTCTAGCAATAGCCCCGATACCATAGCGATGCTGTTCCAGGCGATTACGAAGGATAGGAAATTAATCACCCTGTCGGAAAAGGTGTACAGCAACAAGGAACTAAGCAATCCCCTGGCACCCTCGGATACAGTCATCAAGTTTATTGACTTTTTGGAGCGGAACCGTAAGGAATGGGGTTTTGCAAAGGACGTATTCATAGACAGTGCCGACCAGGCAACCATAACGGAGCTTAAGAAGTATAAGCGGCTGAATAGCTGCCTTTATAACTTTATCAATGCGTATAAAAAAGTAGAAATCATTGACCGCATCAAGCTGCAGCTTGGGTGGATACAGCAGGCATGTTATTTAGTCGTTGACGATTGTACTGCGCATATAGCGGAATTAGAAAGTTATTCATGGGACGAAGATAAAGATATTCCGGAAGACAGGAACGATCATACCATAAACGCCAATCAGTATGCATGGATACCTTACCGGCAAAAGATTGGCTTTGAAGAGGGGGATAAGAAATGAGGTGGACAAAAAAGTTGAGTGAAAATATTAAACGAGGTATCAGAAGCTGGTTAAATATTCAGCCTGCCAATCCATACAGTATCCAGATTAATGAAACGATAGACTTCGAATTAAATGCCATACGCAACCGCATCTGGTACCGTGGCGACTCTAACGAATTAGAGCAGGTGTACCAGAGTATGACTGAGTTTGCCGATAAATACAAGTTCTGGGCGAGTCGGTGCACACCCGGCATGGAAATCCGGAAAGTTCACACCGGGCTGCCTGGTCTTATAGTCGGAATATTAGTATCCATCGTTCTGGCCGATATGAACGATTTTGATATCGAAGGCAACAGCGCTGAGGTATGGAAAGAGATTGAGAAAGAAAACAAGTTTCGCAAGAAGCTGGAGCGAACGCTCAAGGAAGTGCTGTATATCGGCGATGGCGCTTATAAAATCACGATAGACACACAAAAAAGCCAGTATCCCATTTTGGAATGGTACCCAGGTGAACGCATTGAACTGGTTCATGACCGGGGGCGCTTAAAAGAAGTGGTGTTTAAAACGCCGTACGTTGACCATAAGCAACAATATATTCTTTATGAGCATTACGGTTACGGATATATTACGAATGAGTTGTACAAGGAAAATGAGAAGGTTAATATCAAATGCATTGAGGCCACTAAGAATGTATCAGATTGGGAATTTGATGCGTCTGTGATTCTTGGAATCCCGATACAGATTTATGAAAGTAAGAAGTGGGAAGGGCGTGGCGGCAGCATATATGACGGCAAAATTGACTCTTTCGACGCCTTTGACGAAGTATGGAGCCAGTGGCTTGATGCACTTAGAGCCGGACGATCCAAAGAATACATACCGGAATGCCTGGTACCGAGGAACCCGAATACCGGAGAAATCGTCAAGCCAAACCATTTTGATAACCGCTATATCATGACCGGAGATGATGTGCGCGAGGAGGGTAAAAACCAAATCGTTCTTGACCAGCCGGCTATACCGCATGACAGTTATGCCGGTACTTACAGCACGGCCCTGGATCTTTGTTTACAAGGGATCATATCCCCCAGTACACTCGGCATTGACGTGAAGAAGCTTGACAATGCCGAGGCACAGCGTGAAAAGGAGAAAGCAACACTGTATACGCGAAATGCCATTGTAGAGGCCTTACAGGAAACACTGCCTGAAGTCGTAGTGGCATGTGTTAATGCCTACCGCCTGGTATGTGGTGAATCCGTGGAAGAAATCAAAGTTGATATTCCTTTTGGTGAATATGCAAATCCTTCCTTCGAGAGCCAGGTCGAAACGGTCGGCAAAGGCAAGGTGCAGGGCATCATGTCAATTGAGGCATCTGTTGAAGAACTATATGGTGACAGCAAAGATGAAGCCTGGAAGAATGAAGAGGTCAAAAGGCTTAAGGCAGAGCAAGGCATTGAGGTAATTGATGAACCGAATGTTACCGGCTATGATGCAAGTCATATGGCAGGTGAATAGCCATGAGTAAGAAAGACGATGCCTATGATTTAAGACGGATATTTGAAGAAATAGAAAGGAATTTGGCAGCCAGCCTAAAACGGACCATGCGCCTGCATGAGCTTGAAGAAGATAAGCACGGCTTTAAGTGGGAACAGTGGCAAAGCGCTAAGCTTAGGAATTTAGCGGCATACCGCAAGGAAAACAAAGCTATTGTTGAAGAGCAGAGTAAACCCATTGAGGATATGGTCAATAAGTCCCTGGAAGACAGCTATAAGCGGGGCGGTAATGTTTTTGGCAGGTTCGTCGGGAAGGTTCAGTCATGGTTCAAGAGACGAAAACCCATGAAGTATCCCAAAGATGTATCTGATTATAAGGGGAAAGGAACACCCCGGGAGGATGATTTTTTCCACATCAACGATAAGAAGATAGAGGCCCTGCAAGAAACCGTCAATCACGACTTAAAGAAAGCACAGACAGGGGTATTGCGCAAGATGGATGACGTTTACCGGCAGACAATCTATAAAGCCGAGATGCATATGACAGCCGGCGCCAAGACGTTAGATCAGGCCATTGACATGGCCACTAAGGAATTTTTAGAGAAGGGTATCAACTGTATTGAGTATAAGAACGGCAGGCGGGTCAATATAGCCAGCTATGCAGAGATGGCACTGCGTACCGCCTCACACCGCGCTACACTGTTAGGCGAAGGTAAAAAGCGCGATGAGTGGGGCATACATACTGTCGTTGTCTCTGCGCACGCCAACACCTGCCCTAAATGTGCGATGTGGCAGGGTGAAATTCTAATTGATGATGTCTTTAGCAGCGGAACGATGGAAGAGGCTCTGGAAGGTAAATATTATCTCCTGTCAATTGTGATAGAGGCAGGCCTGCTGCATCCCAATTGCCGGCATACCCTATCAACTTATTTCCCGGGCATTACGCAGCTGCCATCGATACCAGATGGTAAAGAGGCGGTTAAGAAGTATGAAGCCGAGCGGGAGCAACGAAAGCTTGAACAGCTGATCAGGAAGTGGAAGCGTATCGCGGAGGGTTCACAGCATCCGGATAACGTCAATCATGCCAATAATAAAGTTGGGGAGTATCAAAAGCAGCTCAGGGAGCATCTGGATAAGCACCCGTATCTCCGGAGAGATTATTCCAGAGAAAAGATACGGGGTGTAACCAGTAACAATTATGCCGGCAGCGTATCCAAAAATACAGGCACTCCGGTTTCATACAATTCCGAAAATGACTATTCCATAAAATTAGATGGTTACTCGGAAGTGGTTAACGATGGATTATCAGAGGCATCACATGAAGTTGCGGCACTGGGAGGAAAAGACGGATATGAGCATTTACAATTGGTAAACTTAGAAAATGGTGATTTGAGTTATTATGAAACAAATCATGACCCAGGGAGTGTAGGCGGGAGAGAATTCTGGGATTTCAGAAAGAAAAACGCTGACAGCAATTTTGCTTTTGTGCACAATCATAACACAGACGGTTCATTATCAGAAGCAGATTTACGGACCCTGCTTACCACTAAAAACATACCGGTCATGATAGCAGTAAGGAATGACAGTGTTAAATATGTTGCGGAACGGGAAGGTTCCACACTGGAAAGTGGGTGGTTTGATGATCTTTACGAGAAGGAAATTACTGAGTTGAATAAGCTTTGCAGGAATGGTATAATATCAGCAGATGAAAGAAGCAGGAAAAGGGAACTTTTGATTGTCGAGAACCTCCTCAGGGATTACACAAAAGGAAAGGGGCTGATTGAATTTGACGGCAGGAAAAACAAATAATTGGGCTACGCCGGGATTGAGAGAAGTTCCATTCTGGCGTGAAGATATGACGCCGGAGGAGTACGATGTTGAGCGGGAGTATTATGCCAAGAACTTTACGACCCTTGTCAGAGAAGGAAAATACATGCCTTTGTGGAAGCAAAAAGGAATAACCACTTAGCCAGATAATGGTTGAGTGGTTTTTTACGTCTAAAAGAAGGGAGGTGCACCCACATGAAAGTCAAAGTCATAAGAGAATACCTGGACAATGAGAAAGGTAAAGTGATGAAAGTTGGTGAGATATTTGATGCTCCAGATGCCAGGGTAAAAACCCTAATGGCCAGGGGAGTTGTTGAAAAGGTAACTGAAAAAGCAAAAGAGCCTAAGTAGAAGGTTCTTTTTTTATTGCTCCATATAGCTCATGAGCCTAAACCGTGCATCGGGAGACACCCGTTATAACTGGTATGGTGAGACGCACCTAAAACTGGAACAGAGAGACACTCTAAAAACTGGAAGGAGAAGTTATCAATGAAACAACGAAATTTATTACCAATGAAGTTACAATTTTTTGCAGAACCGGGGCAAGAGCCGACACCGCCGCCACAGCAGAACCAACAGCTGCAAAACCAGCAGCCCGCCGCTCCGGCGGCCAATATTGATTATGAGCGGATTGCTTCCCTTGTGGCAGGAAGGCAGACCGTAACGGAAGATGCGGTACTGAAAAATTACTTTAAACAGCAGGGGTTAAGCCAGGAGGAAATGACGGCAGCTATTGCCACGTTCAAGGAGCAAAAAGCAGCGCAAACACCTGACGTGGATGCAATGCAGCAGCAGCTTACCCAGGCCCAGCAGATTGCCGCACAGGCACAGATTGAGCAGCAGGCTACGCTAGAAGCGCTAAAGCTTGGCGTTGATATCAAGACGGTTCCCTACGTACTTAAGATGGCTGACTTATCTAATGTGACGGGTGATGATGGCAGCATCAATGCGGAGACCTTAAAGAATGCATTAACCAAGGTTTTAGAAGATGTGCCGCAGCTAAAGCCGTCTAAGGAGAATCCTAACGGATTTACGCAGATTGGAGCCGGCAGCGGACAACAGCAAAACCAAACCAATGAAGATGCCCTAAAGGCAGTGTTTGGGCTAAATTAAAGAAAAGAGGTAAATATTTATGGCAGTATATGATTATGCAGAAACATTCACGAATTTATTACAGCAGAAATACGCAAAGGAATTATGTAGTGACGAGCTCACTAAAAGTAACCTGGGCGTGAAGTTTATCAATGCGCAGACGATTAAATTGCCGAGAATGGCATTGAGTGGTTACAAGGATCACACCAGGACACCTGGATTTAACGCCGGGACCATGAGCAATGACTGGGAACCGAAGAAATTAGAACATGACAGGGATATTGAGTTTTTTGTTGACCCGATGGATATTGATGAAACTAATCTGACATTAAGCGTTGCAAATATCCAGAATACTTTTGAAACGGAGCAGGCTATCCCTGAAAAGGATTGTTACAGGTTTTCCAAGCTTCATACAGAGTTCTTACAGTATGGCGGCGCTGCCGATAGCACGGCTTTAGATGCGGCGGTTATCCTGGACATATTCGATGAACTGATGACTAAGATGGACGAGGCGGCCGTCCCCGAAGAGGGCCGGATGATGTACGCTACACCTACCGTGAAAAAGATCCTTAAGTCAGCAGAGGGTGTACAGCGGAATATCACGGTTAATACGGCAACTGGCATTAACCGAAAGGTCCACTCTTTAGACGATGTGAATATTAAGTCTGTGCCGTCTGCAAGGCTGAAGACCGCCTATAACTTTACAGAGGGCTGTGTGGCAGATGGTGCCGCAAAACAGATTAATTTTATCCTGGTGCACCCAACGGCGGTTATCTGCCGTGACAAGTACAGCTACATCAAGCTGTTCACACCCGGAACTGATTCAAGGACGGCAGACGGATATCTGTATCAGAACCGTAATTACGGAGATCTGTTCGTACTTGAGAAAAAGATTGACGGCGTGGCCATGAGCGTAAGCGCATAGGGGGTATTTGAATGAAGGCGATTAAAGGCAATAAAGTCTATGCAATAGACGAAACGCAAAAGAAATTCTATGTTGACCAGGGATATGACATTAAGGGTGACGATGGAACCATTATAACGTATGGCAAAGGTAAGACGGTACCGTATGAACAGTATGCAGCCGTAGCAGAAGAGCTGAAGGAATTAAAGGCTTCAGGAGGGAAAACTGATTTAAGCACTATGACGGTAGAAGAATTAACAACATATGCCGCTGGAAACGGTATTGATATAGGTCAGTCTACAAGTCAGCCAGGGATCCTGAAGAAGATTAAGGAAGCGGAAAAAGAAGGTGAATAGCATGGGCTATGTTCCATATGCAGACAGGGCTTGTTACAGGGAATACGGACTTGGGAAAATACCGGAGGATACGGTTGCGGGTTGGTTGAGATCCGCCAGCAGGCACATTGACAGCCTTACCTTTAACCGTATCATCAGCCGTGGCTTCGATGCCTTGGCCGGTTTCCAGCAAGAGGTTGTCAAAGAAGTTACATGTAAGCAGGCAGAATTCGAATTTGAAAACGAGGACTTGATAGAATCTGTCTTATCCTCATATGCCATCAACGGTGTGTCCATGTCCATTAAGGACAGCTGGAACCTGCACATTGAAAATGGCGTGGTCATGAAAAAGGATTTATTTTCCCTGCTTGCCCAGACAGGCCTGACATGCAGATTGCTGAGGTGATGTTATGCGGTATCCAAAGCTTGTTCAGAAAAATATGTGCAGGACGCCCATTCACATAATTATCCACGATGAGGGATTGGGTGAAGATGGCGGTCCCAAAATAATATTTGAAGACGATAATCTATACTGTAACTATCAGGACACTGCAAAAACTGTATTAACAGCCGACAAGAAGCTGGTACAACTGAGCGGGGCTGCTTTATTTCACGAAGATTTTTGTCCGGAACTACCAACCTTAGGTGGAGGGACCGCAGTTGTGAACGGGGTAAAGAGGGCAATCTTCCAGGGGACTAAAGCGAGGAATCCTGACGGCACAGTTAACTATGTAGAGCTGAGGTTTGTGTAATGGATGTTAAGGTAAGCGTGCAGATTGACGAGGCTAAGATAAAAGCTTTGCATGCCGCAATAGAGCCATCTATACAACAGGCGGCTGTTGCGGTCAAGACACAGATTGTAAGCGATCAGGTCGTGCCTAAGAACGTAGGAGAGTTAGAGCGGAGTGCTTTCATGCGCAAGAAAAGCCGTAGTAAGTACCAAATCGTCTACGACACCCCTTACGCGCGGCGGCTCTATTGGAATCCGCAATACAACTTCAGGACAGATAAGAATCCTAATGCCCAGGGCTTATGGCTGCAAAGCTATATAGATGGAGACAGGAAGGACTACTTTAACAATGTATTTGGTGAGTTTTTAAAGAAAAATGCAAAGGAACTGATAACATGACGTTGACAGACATTAAAGATTATTTAAAAGCTCATATCAAATGTGACAATTGGTACGCCGGCAAGATTGATGCCAAGCAGGAGTATTGCATCGGTGTTTTTCCTACCCAGCCACCAGCACCTGTTGTTCCAATTGGGGGATTAAAAAACAAATCCTATGCGACAAAGTCAGTGTCTGTCTTGGTGCATTGGGGAAAACAGGCATCACCGGCCGAAGCCAAGGCACAGGAGATATTCAGCTTGCTATTTGGACAAAACCCGGCTATTGCCGGGCATGAAACTATTAAACTGGACTTCCGCACATCTGAGCCGGTAGGTATCGGCACTGACGATTTGGGGGTCTATGAGTATGTAATTAACTTTGTGATTTATTACAAGAAAGAGGGGTAAGATTATGGCATTTGCGGGCGTATTCCCGGTTTATGGAATCGAATTTAAAATTGGAACGAAAGGTAGAACCAGTACCGCCACGGACATGGCAACGATTGCCGACATGGAATCATTCGGGTTGTCTATCGACGGTAATGTTGAGGAATGGACACCGATGACAACAGATGGGTGGAAAAAGGCACTCATGACAGGAAAAGGTTTCTCCTTTGATATGAAAGGAAAAAGATGTGTTGGCGATAAAGGAAATGATTATGTAGCTGAGAGTACATGGAAAGACGGTTTAGATTGCTCCACTAAGGGTGAAGTTGTATTCCCGGACGGTTCAAAGCTCACCTTTGACTGTGTACTTAACGTTACCAATCCGGGCGGTGGGGACTCCACCAACGTGGCACCACTTGAGTTTACGATGGTCGGCGATGGAAAGCCAACATTTGTGGCATCGGTATAGGGGAGGATAAGGACAATGGCAAAAATATATAACCTGGCTGATAGGCTGGTTACAGCCAACCAAAAGCCGACAATTGAGATTGACGCAGACCACATTTATAAGATAAATACCAGTACAGCAGCAGCTTTAATGATTGAGTCTATTGCAGGCGACGGTACCCTGGGAGAGATTGAGAGGTCTCAAAAGATTGTGACTATTGCCCTGGGCAAAGATGCGGCTGATTATTTAGACGGTTTAGAACTGACAATGACCGCATTTTCTTTGATTGTTAACTCTGTCATGGCAGCCATTGCTGATATGACACTGGAAGAATTGGAGGCATCGATGGAGGGCGACCGATTTCAGGAGAAAAAGACTCGGAAAAAGTAATGGCTGGTATGACCTTGTTGAGGACTGGGATTTAATCGTGTCATCATTCACCACGCAATATAGTATGCGGGAAGGGGATATCGCGGAAATGGAATGGCGGGAATTTTCAGTTTTACTATCAGGGATCCTGCCTGATACGCCCCTCGGCAACATTGTCAGGATTAGGGCGGAGGAAGATGGCGATATATTAAAAAGGTATTCAAAAGAAGAGCATAGCATTCGCAGCGCATGGCGGAGCCGACACTCTGCCGTAGAGCAGCTGACAGTTAAAGAAAAAGAAGAGAAAGTCATGGAACTTAAAGATATATTTGCTAAGGCGTTTGCATAATGGCGGCGGCTTTTTTATTTTTGAATAGGAAGGTGGTGGAACAATGAGTGACAGTGTTGGTAAGGTTACCTTGGACTTGGAAATCAAGGAAGATATAAAAAATGCCTTATCTACAATGGCCGGTAAAATAAACAGCGGCATGGGGAATACATTAAAATCAGCTTTTAGAAGCAGCAGTGCAGGAATTGAGAACTCTACAAAGGCAGCCTATGCGGCAATGGAAAAATCCACGCAGGAATCCTTTAAGCGTATCAATAGTACCGTTAACCAGGGACTGAAAAGTTCTATGGCTAAAACGGCCGGCGCAATTAATAAGACCGTTGACAGCTCCGCAAAAGCCGCCGAGAAAAGTGTGCAGACGATGGTTAACAGGAGCCTGCCATTAGTAGGGCCGCTCCTACAGAGGCTAATGCAGGCCATGCGCCTTAAAAACTCGGTTGGTACCGCCACGTTCCCACGCGAGGCAGAGAGCCAGACCACAGAACAAAAAACAAAGCCCAACACCGTAAGGGGTCCGCCTCTTGCGGGTATTAATACTTCAGCAGAATCCAGCAAGGTAAAGGCATTGCAAAACCAGATTGATCAGACCAGAAGTAAGGCGGAGATATTGCGCACCGAACTTGCCAAGATGGCGGCCGTGAGGGTTCCGACAGCTGAGTTTACTGCCCTGGGGCGTGATATCCAAAAGGTGGAAAATACACTGCTCAGCTTACTCAACAAACAGGAGAGAATGGAAGAAGTAGGCGCTGTACGAAAGAACAGTACACAGTGGAAAAATCTCCAGCACGATATACAGGCAGCAGAGGGAAAGCTGGCCAGGTATGAGGCGGCAATGGAAAAGTTAAAAAGTGGCGGCGGCGCATCGGTAGCAGGTAATGATACAGAGGGTTTTGCGAAAAAGCAGGCCCAGTATGATGCACTTATTGGTAAGTTAAGCGAGTATAAGGCTAAATTATCCGAAGTGATGTCGCAGGAACAGGCAGGGTCACGTGTGTCTGGAGCTGCAAACGGCGTAAAGGCAGCTGCCGGCGCATTTGGCAATGTCAAAAATGTGCTGACTAAGGTGATGGGGGCCTTTGGGGGTGCAATCGGTAAGATAACAGGCTTTATTGGAAAAATGGGATCCATGCTGCCGAAACTCAAAGGTGTTTTTTCTACACTTGGCAAAGTGGGATCTGCCGTAACAAATCTGGGCAGCCGTTTTAAAAGAACGGGTGATTCAGCCGGCGGCTTTGGCAGTAAAATGGCTCACTCTCTTGGCAATATTGCTAAGAGGGTTTTTGTATTTAACGTCATATCAAGGGCATTACGCAGCCTGGGCAGTGCTATGATGTCAGCCCTTAAGACAAATGATCAGTTTTCCAACAGCCTTAACCAAATCAAGTCCAACCTAATAGTGGCCTTTATGCCGATTTACAATGCCATCATGCCGGCATTAAATGCTTTAATGTCAGCCCTTGCAACAGTTACCTCATATATCGCATCATTTACCAGCGCTTTATTCGGCACAACAATAGAACACAGTACGGCAGCAGCGCAAAGCATGGTATCCGCCTCGGAGGCAATGGACGGATATGGCAGCAGCGCAAAAAGTGCCGCTAAGGCATCAAAAGAGGCACAGCGTCAATTGATGGGCTTTGACCAGATAAATAAACTGTCTAAAGAGTCCGATGAAGGAGGCGACGATCCGGGCAGTGGCGGCAGTGGCGGCACATCTATATTAACCCCGGCTATCACTAGCGGTAACGCTGTCGCAAGCGAGTTTGCTAACCGCTTAAGGGAAGCTTTTAAGGCGCAGGACTGGGTAGGACTCGGCAAGATATTAGGAGAGGGCATCAATGCCGGCATCAAAAAGTTTGCTGATTTTATCGACTGGAATAATGTGGGAAGCAAAATATCATGGGTGGTCAATGCTTTTACAACAACATTTAACAGCCTGGTGAGTACAATCAATTGGTCCTTTTTAGGCACTGCAATCGGGAAGGGTATCAATACTATTGTCAACACGCTCAATCTGCTGATAGAGGGAATTGACTGGGTTAACCTCGGAAAATCCTTTGCGGCAGGCATAAACGGTATCTTTAAAGAGGTAAACTGGACAAATCTCGGGAATCTTATTGGTAACAAATTTATGGTGTCATGGAATATCCTGTATGGCGTTGTGACCAACTTGGATTGGGCTAAAATAGGGACATCATTAGGTAAGGGTTTAAACGGTATCGTAGACAAGGTTGATTTTGGTAAGATAGGCACAACACTTGGCACAGGCATAGGCGGAGCGCTTACGGCTGTATCAAATGCCATCACAACATTTAATTGGACTAAGCTAGGCAGTAAGCTGGCGGATGGAGTGAACAATCTTTCCGCAACCCTAAATACAGCGCTATCAAGCATCAACTGGCAAACACTCGGTGGTAAACTTGCAGACGGCATCAACACGCTCGCAAGTGGCATTGACTGGATCAGTGTAGGTAATACGATAGGCAGCGTAATGATGCTGTTACCTGACACTTTGCTTGGATTTGTAACTAAGCTTGACTTTTCGGCAATTGGTACATCTATAGGTAAAGCACTTACCGGTGTTATGCAGAAACTTGACCTGTCAAACGTAGGAAAACTGTTAGGTAAGAGCTTTTCGGGGATTTTCACCGTTCTTGGCAGCATTGCAAGGAACTTTGACTGGAAAGGTCTTGGGACTCAAATATTTAAGGGTATCAACTCTGCGATTAAGAGCGTTGACTGGTCTGGTGCAGGGAATTCCTTATCTGACTTTGCAAAAGGCCTGCTTGATACATTGCTTGTAGCAATAAAGGGGATTGATTGGGCGAGGATAGGTAAGTCCGTGGTGGATTTCATCCTTGGTATTGATTGGATAGGTTTGGCTTTGAAGCTGTCTGAAATAGGGAACGCCCTTATCGAAGGATTGCTAAAGGGTATCTTAGGTGCAGTTGCCGGTATAGGGGAGTGGCTGTGGAAAAATCTTTGCGAGCCTATCATAACGGCTGTCAAAAACTTTTTTGGCGTACACAGCCCAAGTACCATCTTTGCTGAGGTTGGCGGTTTTTTAATGGGCGGGCTGCTTAACGGACTCGTGACAGGCGTTACGTCTGTTATTGCATGGTTTGCGGAGCTACCCGGGAAGCTCATTGGAGCTATCGGTGACTTTGCAGGGGCTATTTTTAATAAAGGTAAAGAATGGGCCGGTGAATTAGGCAAGGCGCTATCTAATGGCTGGGACAACATTAAAAGCACCGTATCCACAAAATGGGATGGTATCAAAACTAAGTTTGGCGAAAAGACTGATGCCATTAAGACCACCGTAAGTAATGCCTTTACAAATATAAAAACCACAGTGACGGATAAGCTACAACAAGCAAAGGAAAAAGTCGGCGAAAAACTCGAAGGCGTCAAGACTTCCTTTAGCACTAAACTTACCAGTGCAAAGGATACAGTAGGCACGGTACTGGGCAATATCAAAGACTCGTTTAATGATAAAATGTCTACTGCAAAAGACAGGGTAGGTACACTTATGGGTAATATCAAAGATTCGTTTAGTACTAACATAACCAGCGCCAAGGATAAGGTAGGCACGATGCTGGGTACAATCAAAGACTCATTTAGTACAAAGCTTACGAGCGCGAAAGACACTGTAGGTACGATAATGGGTAATATTAAAGATTCGTTTGGCAATAAAATGGATGGCGCAAAAGAGGTAGTTAGCGGAGCGATTGATAAGATCAAGGGGTTCTTTAATTTCGATTGGTCCTTGCCAAGTATTAAGCTGCCGCATTTCAGGATATCTGGGAATTTCTCGTTGCGTCCGCTAAGCGTCCCGAGTTTTGGTGTCAACTGGTATGCAAAAGGTGGCGTCATAGACCAGCCCACCCTTGCCATGATGGGTGAGGACGGTAAGCATGAGGCCGTCGTACCCCTTGACCGCAATATGGCGTGGAGGGATGCCATCGTATCTAAGATTGAGGATAAGATGCACACCGGTGGAGGAATTACGATAGAAGATCTTGAAAAAGTAATGAATGCTACCGCTGAGAGAATTGTGGCGGCACTTGAGTGCCTGGCATTTTATATCGGAGACGAGGAGATAGCCAGGGCGGTCAATACCGGTAACAAGAAGTGGGATAAAAGGTATAACCCGGTGAACATCATCTAGGAGGAGGTGTGGCAGTATGGGTATGTTAAATGCAGGGGGCGTGGAGCTCCCTGCGCCAATTACTATGAGCGTATCTGATGAGATAATCTGGTCAGAGGATACTGGCCGGACTCTATCAGGTGGGATGGTAGGTGATGTTATAGCGACTAAGCAGACCATCTCGGTTGTGTGGGGTATATTATCTGGGCCGGACGTTGCAACTATCAAGCGGGCTATGCCCGCAGGATTTTTTGATTTTACATTTAGGGCTGCCGGAGGAAATATTACCATACCAGTCTACCGGGGTGCTATCAAGGATGACGCAATTGGCATGCTCGGTGACGGGATAATGTGGTATCGAAGTGTAAGTGTTGAGTTAATACAAAAGTAGGAGGCTCATATGATTAATACAAGTGCAGATTATCAAACGTCAATCAATGACAACCGATCCTTTTTAGTGGATTTAAGTATCACTTTTGCAGATGGCAGCAGTATTACAAGTATAGATGGCAGCCTGCTGATGTCAGGCGGCCTAAGATTTGATGATGCCGTATCCGCCCCGGGTAAGCTAGAGATTGGTGCCGCCATAATCAATCAATGCACCTTCATCTTAAATAACGGTGACGAGCGTTTTAGCGGTTATGAGTTTATGGGTGCTGCTGTTAAGGTAAAAGTAGGGCTGCAATTGCAAAATAGTGTAGAGTGGCTTAACAAGGGTACGTTTTATATAGAAAGCGCTAAAACAACCGGAATAGCCATATCCATTACTGCCATTGACGCCATGAGCAAGTTTGACAGGTCTTATATGGATTCCAAATTAGAGTATCCTGCCAGTTTGCTGGAGATATATAGGGATGCATGTTATGTATGTGGCGTACAGATGGGGAGTGCACATTTTACAAATGATAATTATACGGTGCAGGAACGCCCATCTGATGATGCCCTGACGTTTAGAGAGGTTATTTCATACGTAGCACAGATAGCCTGTTGCTTTGCAAGAGTAAATAATGAAGGTGCCCTGGAGCTTAAATGGTATGACATCAAATTTATTGAGCTTGAGGCGGACCTGTGGGGCGGTAATTTCATGAAAGAGGAATCCGGCAGCCTGGCTTTTGGCGGTGACTTTACAGACTATAACGCCGGTGATGAGCGGTATGGCGGTGATTTTACCGCACAACACTCTTATCATCATTTTTATCAGCTGCTTAACCAAAATATTGCTACTGATGACATTGTGGTCACTGGAGTAAGAGTATCTGAATCTCAGGGTGCTGGAGAAAATATTGTTTACTCTGTAGGCACAGAGGGTTATGTTGTATCCATCGAAAAAAATGCACTTATCCAATCTGGAGATGGTGAGGTAATAGCTAATATGCTAGCTACCGAGCTGATAGGTTTTAAGTTTAGGCCTTTGACTGTAGGCATACAATATGACCCGTCGATTGAAGCGGGCGATTGCGCATATGTGAGTGACCGGAAGGGCAATTCATACAGAGCCATCATCAGTTCAGCCTCTGGAGGGATAGGCACATCACAGACGATCAGGGCAGATGCAGAGACACCTGTTGAAAATACATCACAGCGATACACCGAGGCCGCGAAAACATATGTTGAGGCGCGGCTGGTGGCAAAGCAGGAAACTGCTAATTATAATAAGCTTAACGATATCCTTACAAATGGTTTAGGGTATTATGCCACGTATGAGGAGCAGGCGGACGGGTCAAAGGTTAAATATATCCATGACAAGCCAAACTTGGCGGAGTCGGCTGTTATATACAAGCAAACCATTGATGCGTACGCTGTTAGCACCGATGGCGGCCAGACATGGAATTTTGGTTATACAAAGGACGGCAATATCATCGCACAGACCTTGTCGGCAATAGGTATTAATGCCGACTGGCTCATGGTGGGTGGATATAATGATGCTGATGGCGTCATTACCGTTAAAAATGCCGCCGGCGACACTTTTATCAGAATCGGCAAAGACGGTATTACAATGACCAATGGGGCCAAGCTCATGGGGGGTAACGGAGTTTTATCAAACATGCAGGTGGATTCGGTTAATTATAAAGGTGCAACCGGCTTTGGTTTCTGTGGGTATGCCTATGACGTTGGTAACGGGGCAGCTGAAAAAGCAAGCCTATATTTATGGGTGCATATACCAACTGGGTTTGTTGTACAAGAAGCATACGTGACGCTGTATCATGCTCCGTTTGCTTATGCGGCCACATACCCGAGTTCGATAAGCGGTATTGGGTGTGCGCGCAATTTAAGGCTTTATAAGCCAGACTCCATTAACAGTTATTCGTGGGCAGGATATTATGGCAGCGAGTATTACATAGCTGACAATAATAGTTATTTAGAGCTTGAGGGCGCCTTTGGAGAAAATGGATTTACGGGCGACACAGAAGCCCTTATCACGAAGGTCTCTGCAAACATTGGGGATAATCTTGGATCCGGGCTTAATTTGTTAAAGATAGATACGGCTGATGATCCCCCAACAACATTTAAAAGTGCCGCAGAGCAATGTGGTGTGGCTAAGGCGACGATAAATGTAATTGGATATATGTCATAAAGGAGGCAAAAAAAATGGCAATAAGAATGAGACAAGGCTTAAAAAAAGACCTTAATATTAACAAACTGCTGCCCGGAGAGATAGCAGTCCCCCTGGATACCAGGCAGGTGTATGTGTGCTTTGCTCCTGGAGTGGTGAAAGAGGTATGTTCCATTGAAGATATAGGCGAGTACATCGACCGTTTAAATGAGATATACGACATAGTAAGTGCCACACAGGTCGGCGACCTTACCGCCAGTCTGCTGGGGGCAGTATCCCAGGATGATTTTGACGTACACAGGACCGATACAGACTTACACGTAACCCCAGATGAAAAGGCTGCATGGAATGCTAAGGCAGGTACAACACCCGTAACAACAGCTACTAATGGTCTTATGAGTGCCGCGGATAAGGCTAAACTGGACGGAATTGGTGTAG